CGAGGCGGCCGCCGCGATCGAGGCCGGGTTCCCGATCCCGGTCGCCAGTATGCAAGGGTTCGCGAGCAAGCGCGACGCTCACGGGTACGCCGCGGCCTCCGGCCAATGGGCGCACGAGATGTGTTTTATTGCGGTCCGCTACGCGAAGAACTCCACGCCCGCCAACCCGACGCCGGTCGATGCCCTGCTCTGCCTCAACTCATGGGGGCCGAATTGGATCAGCGGTCCGAAGTGGCCGGCCGATATGCCCGACGGTTCTTTCTGGGTCGCCCGCCCGATCGTGGAGCGGATGCTCTCCGCGAAGGATTCATTCGCGGTGGGCTCCGTCGCCGGATTCGGATGGAGAGACCTCCACAACGGAAACTGGCTGGCACCACTCCCACCGGAGACCCTCTCGATGCAACGGAGCGAACGATGAACCGGAAGACCGCCCTCACGATCGCCGTCGCCCTGGCCCTCGGCTACTGGCTGGCGTCGAGTCCCTCCTCGCCGATCCCCGCCCCGGCTCGCCCGACGGATCGTCCGATCCTCCGCTGGGTCGCGAAGGCCGCGAAGAATCTGCTCTGGTTCGCTTTGCTGGCCGAGCAACCGCCGGCCGAGCCGCAGCCGGACCACCAGGTCGCCAGGTCCGCGAGGATCGGCGACGACGGGTATCCGATCGTCGATCACGCAAGGGGCTGGTAGATGTCACTCTGGCAATCGTTTATCGCCTGGCTCGTCTGGCTCTCGGCCGACCCGGTCGCGATCGACCTCGAGCAACCGAAGGCCGCCGCGGCGGTCGCGGTGGCTCGAGCCTCCATGCTTCCCGACGCGCCGCCTCCCCCGGCCCCGACGCCGGCCGCGTGCGACTGCGGCGCGACGTGCATCCGTGGGATCTGGAAGCCCGACGGACGGATCGAGCAACGCTGCGCGTGCAAGTGCAAGCGGTGCGAATCCGAGCGGGCGAAGGCCTGCACGTCTGGCACGTGCCCGCCGCGCCGCTGACTTTCGTCCTACGTTAGGACGCTCGCTAGATTCTCCGCGAAGGTTCATCCGTAGTTTGGTGCGTGGTTTCAAACACGAACACAGGAACACGAACCATGCCCAGCGCCAAGCTCGCCCGCCTCCAGGATGAGTCCGTCGCCGTCGCGACGGAGATCGAGACCCTCCGCTCCATGACCGCCGCCGACGAGGCCGAGGTGAAGAGCATCGAGGAGCGTCTCGTCGCCGCCGAGAAGCGGGCCGACGAGATCGCGAACGAGGCCGGCCGGGAGCGTGCCCTCGACGCGAAGCTCGAGGCGCTGAAGGGCGTCCGCTCGTCCGACTCCGACGCCCGCGCGACGGAGCAGGAGACCGAAGTCCGCGCCCCGCGGGCGGTGGTCGGCGAGACCCGCGGCTTCACCAGCCGCGACGCGGCCGGCAAGGTCGGCAACTACCTCCGTCAGCTCGTCACCGGCGAAGTCCGGGCGATGGGCGAGACGAGCCCCACGTACGACGCGAAGGGCGTCGACTACGTCATGGGTGAGCTGTACGGCGCGATCGTCAACCGGCTGACCTACACGTCGGTCGGTCTCCAGCTCGCCAGCGTCTATACCCCCAACTCCGACCGGATCACGGTCCCGAAGGTGGGCGAGGCTTCCGTTTCGATCGTGGCCGAAGGTTCGGCGACGACCGATCAGGACCTCACCACGAGCGGCGCGGAAGTCCGGCTGTACGAGCATCGGGCCTCGATCGCTCTCTCGCGGTCGCTCCTCGAGGACTCGCCGATCGACATCGCCGGTCTCGTGGCCGAGCGGTTCGCCCTGGCCTACGCCAAGCAGGTCGACTCGATCTGGCTCGGCGGCAACGCGTCGAGCCCGACGATCGCCGGCCTCGCGGCCTCGGTCTCGGCCGGGAACACCATCACGGTCGGGGCATCCGCTGCCACGACCGCGAATAACCTGGCCGACGTGGTCGGCAAGGTCGACGAGGCGGTGATGGGCTCGGCCTCGTGGCTCGTGAGCCGCGCCGGCTGGGTCGACCTGATGAAGCTCTGGGCCGCCCAGCAGACGACCACGGCGGTCGGCGGCGGCCGCGTGGTGCCCACGATCATGGGCGCTCCGGTCTACATCGTGAAGGGGCTCCCGGCGACCACGCTGGCCCTCTACGGCGACTACAAGCTCTCGTCAGCCATCGCCGTCAAGGCGTCGGGCCTCGAGATCGACGTCGCCCGCGAGCTGCTCATCCGGAACCGCCAGGTCCTCTACGTCGCCAGCCAGCGGGTCGGGTTCTCGAACCACGACGCCCAGTACGTCGGCCGGCTCGCGAAGGCCGCAAGCTGACCGATTGAACCAGGACACGGACGCAACAAACTGGCGGCCGGGCCGGCATGGATGCCAGCCCGGCCGTCAGCACATCCGGAGGCAACGTGGAAGCCCTGCGACTGATCAAGGCCTACCGCGGCTACAAGCCTGGAGCGGTCATCCATGCGACGCCGCAGCTCGCCGAAACGCTGAAGACCTCCGGCGTCGCGGTCTCGGAAGAACAGAAGACGTTCCTCCCGGCCGATGGGGCCGAGCGGGCCGTCGAAGCCCGGTCTAACGTGGAGACCCGATAATGCGACCCGATACGATCACGCTCCTCGAAGGCCCGGTCGTCGAGCCCGTCAGCCTCCGCGAGGCCCGGCAGCAAGTTGGCCTGATGGACGATCAGACGGAGTTCGACGGCCTCCTCCTCCGGGCGATCGCGACGGGCCGGAGGCTAATCGAGAGGCGGCTCGGGATGGCCCTGGTCGCCAGCCAGTACCGGGCCTCGTGGAAGAACGCCCCGGCAGTCCTCGATCTCCCGAACCCTCCTCTCCTCCTCGGCCAGGCCCACCCGCTCGCGGTGACGGTCGACGGCCAGGCCGTCCCGTCGTCGGACTACGAGGTCGACGCCTACGCGCGGCCGGCGAGCGTGAACTTCGACAGCCAGCCGGACGGGAAGGTCGTCGCGATCTACTGGGCCGGCGTCGCCCCCGGCGTCGAGATCGAGCCGACTCTGAAGTCCGCAATCTTGATGTATGTCACCCACGCGTTCGAGAACCGGGCGATCCTGGCGGACGGCCCGGCGACGGAGCTGCCCCACGGGTTTGAGACGCTACTCGCCGCCTCGAGCTGGAACGGGGGCTACTGATGGTGCGACGCGCCGCGGGAGCGTACCGCGAGGTATTCGCCGTCGAGGCCCCGGCCAGGACGAGGAACGCGGCCGGCGGCACGGTCGAGACCTGGTCGGAGGTCTGCCGCGTCTACGGATCCTACGAGGCGATCTCTTATTCCGAGCAGGCCCGCCGCGGCCAGATCGGCGGCGGTCTCTCAGCCACCGTCTACACCCGCTACCGCGAAGACATCACGGGCGAGATGCGGCTTCGGTGGATCTCCCGGAACGGCCGGCTCCTCTACATCTCGGCCGTCGTCGAACAAGGGAACCGCGAGGACCTCGAGCTAACCGTAGAGGAGCAGGCGTCGTGATCTCTGTCTCGTGGGATAGTTCGTTCGAGCCGAACAGCTACGACGCCGACAAGCATATCGGCGCGCTGATGCAGAAATTCCAGACGCTCCCGCGGCATATCGCGAAGAAGCATTTAAAGGCGGCGATGCGCCGGACGCTGAAGCCGGGGATCCCGATCCTTCGCAGGAACACGCCGCCTCTCGGCACGCGACGCGGCCGCAGGAAGGCCGGACAGAAGCCGCGGTCGACTGGCGACCTCCGCCGTCGCGTTACCACGAAGGCCGGCCAGACCGGAAACAACAACGCGTTCGGCTCGTTTATCTGGGGCGTCCTCGGCTATCGACTCAAAGGCCAGGACCGGAAGCCGATCTGGCTGAACTACGGAACCAGCCACGGCGTTAAGGCCTACGCCATGATCGAAAACACAATGAGAGAGTTCGGCCAGGTGACGGCGCAGCGGCTTGCCGAGGAGATGGGGGCCGCGCTCGAGAAGGCCTCGAACGAATTAGCGAACGGAAAGAACCCCGGATACAAGGGCTGACGAATGAGCGCTCCCCAGGTCTGGCTCCGCTCCGCGATCGAGGCGGCCGCCGAGTGCGACGCCTATCCCATCCAGGCCCCGGAGGGCGTCGCCCCGCCCTACGTGATCTACGAGCGGACGGCGACCACGCGTCAGCTCGTCTTAAACGACACCCTAAACGACCCGCCCCCGGACCAGTCGGCCTCCCAGTCGGCGACGATCACGATCCTCGTTTTCGTGGACGACTACGTCGCGGTCTGGGAAAGCTCGGCCGCGATCTCCGCGGCCATCCACGGCTACTCCGGCGAGGACGAGCTAACGGTGATCGAGGCGGCGACCGTGGTCGACGAGCGGGACTCCGAGCCGGTCTACATGGACGGCCGCGATACTCCGACCTACGTCGTCGAGATGATCCTCGACGTGAGATTCTCCGCCGTGGCCGCCTCCTAAAATCGGGGCAACCGCACAGGAGATCCCTCAATGCCAGCCCCCTTTCCGGTCTCGCAGGGCCAGTCGTTCACCGGCCTTCCGGACGGCCTGACGAACGTCAAGGTGAAGCAGACGTCGGCCGATCCGACCTCCACGTCGAATAAGATCGACGCCTCGACGCTCGACCTGGCAGCGGGGGCGGATCGCGTCTATCAGGACTCGCCGCTCGTCGACGCCGGGGCTGGTGCCACCGACGGCGTAACGACCACGATCACCGCCTCGTTCTTCGGCGACACGCCGCCGACGCCAGGCACGGCCTACACCATCATGGGCTACTCCGTGAAATGCACGGAGACGGAAATCGAGTACGCGGTCGGCGACCTCGTAAAGGCCACCGTGACCTACGTGGGCGTCCCTGAGGATTGACCACTCCCCATCGGGAACGGGGGCAACGTGGCGACCATCTCACAGGGGACGACAGTCAGCTTCGGCGGGACCGCGATCGGTAGCGTTCTGAACGCCAGCGGCTCGCCGGGATCCGCCTCCACGTCGGACACCACGACGATAGAGGCCTTGATCCGCGGCACGGGGGCCGAGGCTCGGGTCGTCAAGCGCCGCGATTGCACGGCTATTGAACCAGGCAAGGTATCCGTGAGACTCCTCGGGATGCCGCCATTCGCCCCGGCCGACATCGGGTCCGTCGATACCGTGACGTTCTCGACGCCAGGCGGGTCGTTAAGCGGAGACGCGATCCTCGAAGCGTACGAGGTGGACGCCGCTGTCGGCGATCTCCTCCGGGGGTCCGTAACCTTCGCCTTTACGGGAACCTGATCTATGGGACTCACGTCGGAAGACATCTTCGGTACAGGGCCGCGCGAGCCGCTCACACTCTTGCCGCCGGGGGCCTCGAAGGCTGTCCGCCTACGGTGGCCGTCGTTCGGCGAGTGGCACGCCCTGGCCCTGAAGCATCGCAAGCTCGAGGGGAAGGAACCGTCGGCGGATCTGATCTGTGAAACGATCGCGACGTGTGTCGCGACTGCCGACGGAAAACGTCGCATGACGAACGCGGAGGCGTCGGTCCTCCTGGAGAGTGACTCGCGTCTCGTCATGTGGCTCTACGTGAAATGCTGGGACACGGTCCTGAAAAGCAACGACGACGAAATAGGAGGGATCGAAAAAAACTAAGAGGCGGCGAGCTGGTGTTCCTCTACCGACTCGCCGCCCAGCTCGGGATCTGGGACGTCGAACGACTCGCGGCCGAGATGAGCCTCGAGCAGTTCAAGCACTGGGCGGCCTACTACCGGCTGGAATGTTTCGGGGATGAGTGGAGGAGAACGGCACGACTGGCAGTCACGATCGCGAAGGCGCTCGGGGCGAAGGTTGGGACGGACGCGGAGGAGATGTTCCTCCCGACGTTCGATCCGGCTAGGCCAACGCAAACTGAAGCGGAGATGAGAGCCGAGCTACTGAAGATTCCAGGCGCGCTCGACTGGCTGAAGGCAAACACGGAGAGAGACGATGGCGACGATCGGTAAGGTGAGGGCGATCTTCACGGCGTCGACCTCCGGCCTGACGGCCGGGACGGCCGCCGCCGGCTCCGCCATGAAGCGTCTCCAGGGAGACGTCTCCGGGCTGCGGTCCGGCCTTTCACTCTTGAACGCGATCAGCGGCGCGCAGCTGTTCGGGCAACTGGCGTCGACCGCGATGAGCGCGGCCCGGTCTCTTATCTCGATGGGGGCCGCCGAGGCCCAGGTCATCGACCAGACGAACCTCCTGGCCGAGCGGCTCGGCATGACCTACGGCGAGCTGGCCGGCCTGGTTCACGCCGGAGCCCTGGTCGATGTCTCGATGGAGACAATCGGCAACGCCGCCACGAAGGCGGACGTCGCGTTCGTGAAGGCCGCTAATGGCTCCAAGGCGGCGATCAAGGCCTTCGAGGCTATCGGCCTATCAGTGGAAGAACTCAACGGCATGACGGCCGCAGAGCGGTTTAACGCGATAGCGGAGGCGATCGCCCAGCTCCCGACGGAAGCCCAGCGGGCGGCCGCCGCCGTGGCGCTCTTCGGCCGGGCCGGGGCCGGGCTGATGCCGCTATTCAATCAAGGGGCGGAAGGCATCCAGGCCGCCCGCGAGGAGGCCGAGCGGTTCGGGCTCACGCTCACGAACGCCCAGGCAGCGAACGTCGACAAAATGGGCGACGCGTTCGACCGGGCGAGGGAGGCGATCTCCGGAGTGATTCGGCAGGTCGTCGCGTACCTCGCCCCGGCGATCCAGAACGTGACGACCCAATTCTCCGACCTCATCGGATCTTACGGCGGCGCGACCATCGGCCAGGCGATCGGCGACGGGATCCTCGTCGGGGCGAGATACCTCGCCCAGATCGGGGACGCCCTCATCGCGAATCTGTCCAGTGTGTGGGGTTACGTTTCCCAGGTCGGCGGGCAGTGGAACGCCGTGTTCGAGTTTGGGAACCGCGTGGCCGCGTTCCTCTCCGCGGTCGGCAGCACGCTCCAGGCAGCGTTCAACATAATCATTCTCGGCATCTCGGGGCCGGTCCAGAGTTTGATCTCGGCCGCGCAGCAGATCGGCCAGGCTCTCGGGTTCGATACGTCGGCCTTAGATTCCGCGCTCGGGGCCATGGAGTCTTTTAATCTTTCGATGGTGGATAGCATCGACGCCAGCGCCCAGGCGGCGGCCGACGGTTTCAATACGGCGTTCTTCGGAGACGAGGAGGCTACCGCCGCCGGCGAGGCGATCGCCGGCCCGCTCACGACCGCGATAGACACCGCCGTGGCCGCAGCCCGCGACGCCGCCCAGCAAGTGAGCGAATCCAAGCCGCAGGACGTCGAGATCAAACAGAAGGTCGAGGTCTCCGGGATCCGCGAGGCGATCAAGGGCCTCGACATCCGCTCGCGGGAAGGCGTCGCCGAAATGTTTCGGATCATGCGCGGCGACACCGGGAACAACGTGCAGGAACGCCAGCTCTCCGTCCTCGAGCAGATCGCCGCGAACACGGCCGACGACGGGTTCGACATCGAGGCCGTCGACCTGGCTCCGTCCTCGGGAGGATTCTGATCATGGCCGTCGTCTGGTGCCGCGAGCTGCCTCGGGAGCGATCCCAGTCCGGGAAGTACGGCGAGACGTACGTCTACAAGCGGGCGTTCCTGGTTCGCGTCGACGATCCCGCTACGCCCCTGCCAGACATCACGAACGCGGCGAACATCGACTACCTCGCGGCCCATCCGGACGACTCGAGCTGTAAGGCCCTCGAGTTCGACACGAAGCCGACCGACGAGTCCGGGCTCCTCTACACGTATTCGGTGACGTACCAGGCCCCGCCGGTGAACAACGGCGATGGGGGCGAGTCGGAACAGCCTGGCTACATCGAGGGGATGATGAAGATCCCCACCTGGGCGGCCAGCTCGTCGGTAACTACCGGCCCGTGCGCGTTCGCAATTAACAACAGCGCCGGCCAGCCGCTCGAGGGACTCGAGCAGGAGTTCGCGGAGTTCCGGCTCACGCTGACGGAATACCATCTCTCACACTCGACGTGGATGTCCGACGCGGGGACGTACACGAACAAGGTGAATTCCGACACGTGGAACGGGGCGACCGCTCGTAAATGGAAATGTCAGGGTATGTCGGCCCAACTCCAGACGGAGAACTCCGGCCTCGGAACGATTAACTATTGGGAGGTTACGTGGGAGTTTGCGTACCGCTCGAGTACGTGGAACCTCCTCCCGCTCGACATCGGTTTCATGCAGCGCGTGAACTCGTCGGGGACGCCAAGCGCCAGCGGCGACCAGTGGAAAGAAATTAAAGGCCAGGACGGAAAGCCGGTAAAGCAACCCGTGGCCCTGGCTGACGGAGTGGCCGTCCCGCCCGGCACAGACGGATTTCCCATGGTGATCAACGGCGGGTACGGGGCGGAGGTCTACGGGAAGGTAGCGTTTTCCGAACGGTTTGGGGGCGTGTTCACGCCGTAACCTATGGCACGTTCTCGAGCAAACCGCGGCGACCGGCCTGTCATGCTGACGGGCAACGCGGCCCGCCGGATCAACCGCGTCGTCCAGCAAGTGGAGCGCGGCAACCGAAACACGCGCGGCCAGTTCATCACCCGAGCGCAGGACGAAGGAGAAGGCGGCGGCGGCGGCCTTCCCATCCGCCTGGCTCAGACATCCGGTCCGTGGCCGAACGAACCGCCGCTGAATGTCAAAGCGGTCCAGTTATTTAAACAGCCGGCCAACCCGGCC